GCGCCCGCGGCGAGAACGGTGGCCTGACCCGCAATTCGGCCGGCGCCGCCGCGGGCCCGAGGACGGGGGAAAGGAAGCCGAAGATGCCGGCGAAGGTCTCCGCCGCGGAGGCGATGATGCTCTTGCCGACCGAGGCCAGCGCCGCGGTGGCGCTTGCCGCCGTCCCGGTTTGCTGCGCGCTTGTGCGCGCGGCGGTGCCGGCAACGACCGCGCTCGTCTTTGCGGCTTCCCCGGCGGTTGTCGCCGCCGTCTCGGCGAGGACGCCGGCCGTCCAATCGGCGACCGACTTGAGGCGCGCCTGGATGAAGCTTTCGATGATCGAGAGCAACACCCTCGAGACGGCTTGACGGAGCGACTCGTGGCCCTGGATCATCTGGCCGATCTGCGACGCGGCGCTCGAGGCAACCTGGTCGAACGCCTGTCGGTATTCGGTAAAGACTTGGCGCGCGTAGGTCGCCTCGATCTGCTGGCGTTTGAGCGCGGACTGCGCCGTGAGCTCGTCGATTTGCCGTTGTACGTTGGCAAACTGCGTCGCGTTGTCCCGATAGGTCGCCTGCAGAAAGGCGAGGTGGCGCGCCTCGATCGCTTCACGCTGGCTTTCGAGCGCCAGCAATTGCGCCACCTCTTCGGCACGCGAGATTTGGTCGAGCTGGGCCGCCTCCTGCACCTGGCTCTGCTTCAGCTTGATCGCGTCGAGGGCGATGTCGGTCGCGGCCTTGTCGCCGTCGCGCGCGATCGCCACCTCCTGCGTGCTCTCGTTGCGGACCAGTGAGAGCCGCTGGGCGACGCCGGCGGCATAGGCCTGCTGCAGGGCGGCGAACGAGATCGCGACCTGAGAGGCGCCAGCCTGCATCGCACCCGTCGTCGCTGCGACGCTCGCCGATGCCTGCGCAAGTCCGCTCTGCAGGTCGGAGACGTCGGCCTCGAAGACGATCTTGACGTTTTCGGCCATGGATCAACCTTGAACCTTTCCGCCGGGATGGCGGGCGATGAGCGCGCCGATGCCGCTCGGGTCGTCGGCGCTCGCCGGCGCGGCCCGCGTCACGCGGTGCACGGCTGCGAGGATCTCGTGGGCTGGGGGATGCACGCCCCAATGGCGGAGCAACGCGAAGGCGTCCTGCGCCGGCATCGCGTCGATGTCGTCCGGCGTGTAGAAGGCGCCGGCCATCAGCCTTGCATAGAGCTCGGTCCAGTCGAGGCGGACCGAGGCTTCGCGGCGCCCCGGTCCGCCTCGGCTTCCCCCGGGGTCACGTCCCGTCCGCCTGCAGGCAGGAAGCCGCCGAGCCGCAGCACCTGCGCCATGGCGGTGCCGATCTCGGGGGCACCGGCCTCGAACGTGTCGATCTCCGCCGCGGCCTCGGCATGATCCCGCGCCAGCGCGATGCGCAGGATCGCGACCGCGGTCGCGATGCTCGACGCTGCCGTCTGCTGCCCGTCCGACATCAGCAGCGGTTCGATCGCCTGCACCTGTGCGATCGTGAGCGGTCGGATCTCGAAGCGTCGGGCGCCGAGCGCGATTGTGTCAGGCGGCATGCGCATCACGAGGCCTCCGCGAACGACCAGGTCATCACCGTGCCGGTGGCGTCGGCGAAGCAGGAGAAGTCGAACTCGGGCACGACGAAGTCTTCAAGCTTGGTTTGTAGCGAAAGCTTGCTGGACGTGCAGGCATTGAGCTTGAGTGAGATCGCCTGGCCCTGGAATGTCGTGTAGAACTGCGCCTGGAAAGTCGGCGTCGTGCCGGTGAGCTGATTGAGGACCGGGAACTTCTGCCCGGTCGCGGCCACCGTGTAGGTATAGTTGAGGAGGAGCGCCTTGCCGGCGTCGCTGGCGCTCAGCGTGTAGACGCCGGCGGCGAGGCTGTACTGCCCGGCGGCCGGTGTGCTCGCCACCTTGACGAGCGGCAGGCCCGTCGTGGCGTAGACGACGCCGGCATCGTCGACGAAGGTCGCGCTGTTCGCCGGCGTGACGGTGTACGGCACGGCAGCCGGAACCACGGCCGCTTCGGCGAAGGCAGTCGCGAGTTGTCCTGCGACTGGCGTGACGCCGTAGAACAGGCTCGCGAAGGCGAGCCCGGAGATGCGGGCTACCTTGGCCTTGCCCGTCGTCTTGATCGAGCCGCGGGCGACGGCAAGCGGATACTGAAATTGCCCGTAGAGTTCCTTCACGCCGGCCGTCTCCTCGATCGTCACCTCCTGGACGAGGCCGAAGTTGACCGGCGTGGCGTTGATGATGTCCGTGCGCGTCCCGATGAGAACGCCCGAGCCGAAGCTGTACATGCGAATGACCCTCGCTGGTTTGAGATCAGTCGTTCGACTCGGTGGCGGCGAAGGCCGAGAGGCGCCGCTTCAGATCCTCCTTGGCGGCGTGCACGGCGTTCCACGTCTCGGTCGAGCGTGCGATGGCGGAGCCGTGGAAGGCTTCGAAGAACCAGTGCTCGACGAGCTCGTCGAGCGCGGCGGTCTTGGTTGCGCGGACATCGGTCATGATCGCTCCTTCAGGGTAGGACGATGGTGATCGGGACGACGAGCAGCCCGTCACCGTCGAGGTCGCCGGGATCCTTCAGAGGTCGTCCGTCGATGCTCGCGCGGTAGGCGGCGCCGCCGAGCGTCGTGCGGCCGAGCGCCAGCTCGGCCCCGGCAGGTGCCAGTGCCGCGTCGAGCGCGTCCATGATCGTGTTCAGCGTGGCGGCGCCGATGGCAGCGGGATCATGGGCGTCGACGTAGATGAAGAGCCGGACGGACAGCATGCGCTTCGGCGGCGCTTCGGCGGCGTGCTCGTAGGTCTCGCTGCCGCCTTCAAACAGGAAGCAGGCCGGCCGCATGGCTGCCGGCACGTCGCTCCATAGCTTGAGGCGGCGGCCCGGCGGAGTTGCCCAGGCATAGGCCGAGGCAACGCGCGCCAGCAGCGCGGCGATCGCCTGCTCGCGGAAGCTCATGAGTTGCGATCTCCGATCAGGCGGCGCCGAGCGCCTCGAGCACGGCGGCCTTCAGGCCGCCGACGATCTCGTCCTGCAGCGCCTCGAGCGCGCTGCCGAGGTATGCACGCGCCGGCAGGCGGGAGCCGGGATGATGGACGCGCCGCGCGAAGGTCGTGCCGGCGGCGCCGGCGAACACAAGTGCTCGCGCCTTGACGGGCGCGATGTCGTGCGGCGCGGTCGTGCCGCCGTATTCCTGGATCGCTGCGTAGGGCACGCCGTCGCTGCTCACGCTGGCGGCAACAGCCGCAGCGTCCGCCGTGATCTCGGCAACGACCGACGCCTTGAGCGCACCGGAGCGCTCCTGAAGGACGTCGCCGGAGAGGTTTGCCTCGACCTTGGCGAGCAGCGCCTGCCGTAGGTCCTCGGCCTTGGCGAGCAGCGCGGCCATCACGGCGTCGGGATCCATGTTTTCCTCCCGCCGTTCACACCGCCACCCTTCGGTAGGGGCGCAGCAAACGATCGACGATGTCAGGCATCGCCTTGACGACGAAGCTTGCCGTCTCCTGGCCGCCGAGCGTCTTGGCGCTCTGGCCGATCCGCGTCCGCGCGGCATAGCGATCGGCGACCCACTCTATGGCTGCCCGGGCGAGATCGGCCGGCACGTAGCCATAGGACAGCTCGACGGCTGTCCCCGCATCGCTGGCGGCGAAGGTGTAGACGCCTGCGCTGGCAGCGTAGCCCGCCTGAGCTCCGGCGACACCGGTATCGACTTGCCACGTGCCGTACGGCGCGAGCGCTGTCACGACGAACGGGGCCGCATTCGGGACAAGCGCCTGCTCGCCGACAATCTCGTAGCCGGCGCGGTAGGTGATCGAGACGTTCTGCGCCCCGCGTGGAAATACGCCCCCGCGGAAGAGCAGTCGCTGCATGCTGCCGGGCGGCGCGGGGTCGGCGCCGTCGAGGAGCCAGCCGAGCTGCCCCGGCATCGAACTTGGCGCGATCGGCATCCCGTCGACCTGGCAGGCGAGCACCCGAGTCACCGGCCATTGGCGGAGCGCGAGCGCGCCCTCGCCGCCGCCGTCCAGGGTGTCGACATAGGTTGCCGGCAGGATTGCCGCGCGGCCAATGTCGGCGAGGATGGCGCGGCTGACGTCACCGATCAACGTGCCGAGCAGGGCATCGTCGACGCTCGTCGTCAGCCCGAGCCAGGCCTTGCAGTCGGCAAGGCTCGTCAGAGCGTCCGGCATCGGCGGGTCCTATCGCGCGGGTTTGGCGAGGGCCTGGCGCAGCAGACCGCGCAGGGCCATGTCACTCGACCCGGGCGGCGGGACGACGTTGCGCGCGGTGAGCGCGGCAACGACGTCCGCTCGCGCCATGCCCGTGATGTGCGAGAGATCGACGGGCGCGGGATCGCCGACAGGAACGATACCGTGCGGAGCGACGAGGACGACCGCCGCGGCCCCTAGCTCGAACGAGCCGTCGGCCGCCACCGCGACCGCTTTGCCGGCATGGGAGAGGCTGGCGCAGCCTTGCGGGAGACGGAACTTCATCGCGGGCCTCCTCAGTCGTTGCCGATGTTGGTGATGAGCGCCATCGCCGGCGGAAAGTAGTGCTGCAGCACCTCATCCGCGTAGATGCCGTACTCGTAGCGCCGCGTGCGCAGCGGCCACTCGATCTGGTAGTAGTCCTGGCGCGTGCGGATCTGCATCAGGTTTCCGACACCGGCGAGCGGGTAGGGCAGCACGGCGGTCGTCATCAGCATCGAGCCGGCCGGCATGTTGGGATGAACCTTGATGTCGAGCACGCTGCCGCCTTGCATCGAGAAGCGGTTCAGATAGGTCCGAACCATGATGCCGCCCCCGACGAGTTCGTCGGTGACGTCGAAGACAAAGCGTTGTGCCGACGCTGCCGCTCCGGTGATGATCTTGCGCGAGATGTTGAGCGCTTCCTGCGAGGAGACCCAGATCGTGTCGGGCGATAGCCGGTAGCGGTCCCACATCGTCTTGAGCACGGCGTCGATCTCGACGATACCGCCGGCATTGTCGGAGGTGAGCGGCGTACCTTGGCCGGCGAGGCCTTGCGGTTGGACGATGACGGTGGCGCCCGAACTTGGTTTCAGCGCCTGGGTGATCAGCCCATCAAAGGCGAGCGCGTTGACGGAATTGTCCGCTGTACCGAGTGAGGCCGCGGTCTGCGCCCCCGTCGCCGTGGTGGCGATCGTCGTCGAGGCGATCGAG